AATTTTGAAACTCATTAGGAACTCCAATATGAATCATAACATCTGGTTGAGTATTCAAACCTTGTTCCCAGTACAACCTTTTTTCTATCTCCATGTGGTCTTCTCTTGACTTATCAAGTCCAGTCATCGGTGTATTTCCCCACTTCACAGACTTAATTTTTATGTCAAACATATCCATTTCAATTAAACTTGAAATAAGGTCTCTTGAATGGTCACCATAACCAGACCGAGTTTCTACTGGTGCCATAATAAACATAAATGGTTTCATAACTTATACCTTGTAAATTGAAAATTTCTTTCGTGGTTCAAACTTATCCCAGGCATTTTCCATGTCTTTGATAAACCTATTGCACATATTTTTTGCTGTCATGCCAATCTTTTCATCACGAACATACTCTCGTCCTTTGAGTCCTCTATCTTTAAGTTCATCTCTTTTATCATAAACTTCTCTTAACTTTACTGCTACATCTTCAAAAGACGCCCTATCATCAAAAATATATGGTGTTGGTATTGAACCCTGTATTGAACGATTTGATGGAAATACTGGAAATGCCCAATCACCACATTCCTTATATTTACCATCATGATTAGAACCCCACTCTGTTGTGTAATCATCTTCGGTTAAATAACTACCATCTTCTTTTTTAAATCCACATTGGTCTTGTAATCCCCCAGTAACATTAACAAGTATAGGTGTACCTGCCATCAATGATTCTGCTGTACCCAATCCGAATCCCTCGTTGGACGCTATGTTTATAGTTATAGATGCTCTATTGTACATATAATTTAAGAACTTTACATCCAACTTCTTAGAGGAAAATGCAACATTAGTATTTGATGCTAACTGTGCTGCTACTTCTGGTAAATTAGTTCCATTTGGGTCTTGTGGTTGAGTGTGCATTAACAACAAAGATTTTCGTCTTTCGTCATCAGAAAGTGTGTCACAAAAAGTTTTCCATGCTAAAATTACATCTGACGCTTGTTTTCTTCTGATGTTACGATTGTTGTAGAACACTATAAACTCTGGTTTCATACCATTTATTTGACCATCATACCAACTAACCATTTCTGGATACTCTTCATGATTTTCATCTATTGGATAGTAACTATCTTCGTTTATACCATGTGGTACATAAGTAGACTGCCAATCTTTCAATGGTATTTCTTGTCTAACATTCTTAACGATATTATGTGTTTGTTTTGATATATTCATAAACATATCAACAGATTCATAAAAGGGTTCGTTCCACATTGGATATGGTAAATCATCCCAAATATTATAATAGAAGATAGGAATCTCTTGTCTTAACTCATGTTCCATATGATATAACCATCCCCAAAATCTTGGGTCTGTATAGTGTAGAATTGCATCTATATTTTCAATTCTCATAACTTCTCTTAGTAAATCTGGATTACCATATCCACTCGTAGGATAGATTTTTAAATATGCATCAGTTACACCAGTCTCTTCAATCATGGTTTGATTCATATCTATTGCCTTACCCTCTTCAGGATGTTTGATAGCACCAGCGATTTGTACCCAATCGTACTTATCGATAGTTCCCATTACGATTTCTTTTGACATCGTACCAACACCAGATGACATTCTTAAATCATCTGATAATAGTAATATTTTTTTCTTCTTCGGTCTTGTTGAATCAACTGACTGTAACTTTGGTAATTTCATTGCCATTATAACCCTTATCGTTTATATTAAAATTTACTTCCACTTTGATGAAGATTTTGATGTTCTAATATTTCTTTTCGAAACTCTTCATCATGTACGAATCTATCAAGTGTTCTATTCACTAATTTTTGTAGTGAGAACTCATTCTCGATGGTCTCGTTTTTAAATTTATTATATAACTCCGATATAACCTTGACCGAAGTTAATTTAACTTCATTCATATTCTAACTCCATATTGTATATATGTATATATAATAAGTATATACTTAGTCGAAAATAATCGATTTTTTCTGTATTTTTTCTGCATATCTTAATGCAGATAAAGTTCCATTTGTTATTCGGTTTGAATCTGTAACAAATGCAACCACCTTATCACTATATTCAATTAAATCTTTGTTTCTTCTATGATAATGTCCTACATTGTATGGTTTACCATATCTAAATGATTCTTTTACACAATGTATATTATGTGGTTCATGGTATGCAGGAAACTCTGAATACCTTACATCAAACTCAAGTGAATATTGTTTTGCATATTTATCAGAACCTTGTTTTGCTCCACCACTTACTATCTCTAATTCATCACCAAGTTCTTCTTTAAGTTTGAAAACAAACTCTTTTATTTTTCTTTTGTTTGTATAACCTCTACTACCTATAATCGCTATCTTCGCCATCATTCCTCTTTTGTTTTTTGACTGGTAATTGTTCACGATTAATAAAATCCCAAATACTTTTTGCCTCTTTTAATCCTTTGAGTATACCCTCTCTTGTACCATATCTCCATTGATATCTCCAATATGATACCATATTACCCTCATATAAATGTAATAAACTCTTTGGTATAAAATCCCATGTTGTAAAATCTCTTGAGTTATCAAAAAAATAAGGTCTTATCGTTGTAGAAAAATTTGAGTGTTCTGTAGATTGCCAATCATCTGTAAATTTTTTAACTTCTTTTTGTGATAAATCACCCTCACTATACCAAAAATAAATCTTAGATGGATTCATGACATTAAGTTTTTGACTAATTTCTTCTATCTTATCTAACTTAATGATATCAGGTAAGTAAAACTTATATGTCTGTCTTATCATATCTATCTCCTATAGGTCTCTACACAAAATACATTTTTTGTGTTTTGCACACTTTTCATATTCATTTGCAAGTATGTTGCCCTCATCATCGTAACACTCATCTATGAACTCTTGCAACCTTGCCATAACCTTGTTTACACTTGGTTTTCCACTTGCAGGTGAAAACGTCTGTATTCTTTTTTGTGGATATTGTATATTCTCATACAATCTTCTCTTCAATATTAAATATTCAATATCTATTTTATCGATAGGAATTTCTTTCTCTTTTGAGAAGAAATGTTTGTATAGTAACAACTGATTAGTTTTGTTTTTATCTGCCTTTTGGTATTTGTTCCAACCCATTGTAGCAGTTTTGATATCTATAATTCTAATACGACCTGTTTGTTTATTATGTAAAACCACATCCATGTAACCAACAAACTTCATATTATTTGGTAACTCATAATCTAATCCAATTTCAATACCAACTAACTCAGTATTCTTTTTTGGAAAATGACTGGATTTTCTTTTGAGAAACTCATCTACAATTTTACAACCATCATTGAAAAACTCTTTCATCTCTTCTAATGTAACTTCAAAATTATCACCATGTTGTTCTTTGGCAATCTTGTAGTTCTCTTCCATTCTGTATTGTAGAATATCTCTTAGTGGTAAGTTATCTGCTTGTTTGATTGTTCTTTCATAATAACATACTAAGTATGCCTGAATAGTTTCGTGAACTGCAGTTCCAAATAAGGTATAAATATTTCCGTAGAATGTTGTTTCTTTATCAACATAATCTAACTTCCAAGTATATGGACATTTATCCCATTTTGCAAATTGACTGTAACTTATTTTTCCCATTTAACTACTCTTTAATGAATGTATGTTAGATATTAAGTGTTCATTACCATTAGTATCTGTAAACTTAGTAGGTAAATTATCCCACTGTCCACTTGGTATTTTACCATGGTCTGTCATTGAACCCTTTTCCCTTTCAGGTGGTAATCCCTCCAAATCACAATTATCCCATTGTATCCATTTATCTGTATCATCTACTTGAACTAATGGTTTACTTCTGTTGAGTGAATATAATTGATGTAATGGAAATCTCATTTAGCCCATTTACCTCTTGCTACCACTTGTGCCATCACTCCATAGTTTGAGATATCTGAATAACTATCTACCAGGCCTTCGTTCTCTAAAGAACCATCATCACCTCTCATAATAAGAGTTTTGATTCTCTCTACTTTATCATTAATCCTAAACCAAATACCCATTAAGGATAATCGTTTCTCTTCATCATTTTTTAGTTCTTGTCCTACTGCAATATTCTGTGGTCCATAATCATGTTGTTTGTGTAGGAATAATTCATATTGTTCTCTTTGAATCTTCTTGAACTCTTCCGTCATTTGTGGATATTGTTCTTCCATATATTCAACAACATCTACAACATCAACTGATTCTTTATGTGCATCTTCCATACTGAATGTAGGACTATCTTTTATAACCTCTTGCATATTTTTCTCCAATTTGATATGTTAGAATATAAGGCCAAAACCCTATATAAGTCAAGTGTTTTTTTATTTAATTTTATCGACAATACCATATTCAAGACATTTCTCTGCACTTAAATATGTATCATTTCGTTGAGTGAGTTCCCAAAACCTTGCATCTTTATTTGTAACTTCACCAAGTATTTTATTGATATCTTTTTGTAATTCTTTTAAATGGTCAACACCTTTCATAACATCGGTGGTTTTACCTGCCTCAAATGCTGAACCCTCGTGAACCATTACAGTTCCATGTGGTGAAATAGTTCTTAAACCTGTACCACATGCTAACAATACTGATGCAGCACTCATACAAGTTCCAACACAATGTGTATTAACTTGTACATCCAATCCTCTAATATAATCCACTAACCCTAACATAGCGTAAACATCACCACCATATGAAGCAATATTCAAGTTAATAGATGTATTTGGATTAACTCGTATTAAATAATCAAGTTTAACTATTGTTGAATATAGTGAATCTATATCAAATTCATAATTCATGTAAGTGGTATTTGTCAAAGAGTTCACACCCCACTCCATCTCTTTCATATAAAATTGTTCTTCTTTTCTATAACTCATTACTTACTCCATATTTTTTTTAATTGTTTATCTTCTACCCCATATTTCATTATGATGGCAGTTACTTGTTCTTTAGTTAATAACTCTAAATGGTCTTCAACTTCTCTCGTACTACACTCAAAATAATCTGTTAAGTGTTCCATTGCCCATTTCTCAACTTTTGATTTCTTCTTCGATTTAACATACCGAAGAAATGTTCTACCTCTTGGAATTATATCGATATAAAACTGATATACATTTTTAGGAGCCAACTCCCAATACTTTTGTATCTCATTCACAACTTGAATCCATTCTGATTTCATACTAAGAAAACGATGAACCATGTAATTACTCCATGTCTTTTTATCACCCTCTTCAAGTGAATCCCAATACAATGTATTTTGTACATTTGTTATTTGTTTTATGTGGTCGAATAAACTCTTAGACATTTTAGAACCTTTAATATAAATAGGTTAGCAATCTCTGAAACCATCAAGAAATTTTTCTAACCATTCATTTTTTTTACAATCAATTGATAATGTAACTCTATCTTCATCACCCTCATTAAACATACTATGATTCAACCTTACATTAAATGTATGTATGTGTGCAGGTGCCATTCTAAAGTTTTTAAATCGTGGTTTAAATTTTTTATTAAAGGTGTAAAGTGTATGAGAATTTTCTTCTGTATATTCCTCTTCCATTTCACAATCAGTTACCCCAAACCAACAACTATTATTTGTTTTTATTGGTATCTGAAACCTAACTATATCATCACCCATATCTCTGTCATTATGAATACCATATGATGTTCCTGCCTTTCTTCTCAACAATCTAAATGATGTTACTTCTGTTTTGAAACTATCGTATATCTCTTTGAAATAAGGTGTTTTACTTATTATACCAGTGTATGGTAGATTATTATAATGGTCATTACCACTTTCGGGTAATGATATTGCATGTCCAAATGCACCATCCTCATACTTACCATAAGTTTCTGCCATAAATAAATCGTTTTTTAATCTTACTAAATCGTACTCTGGCCCGATTTTCCAACCAGTACTCCACGCGTGTCTACCCAATGGTCTACTCATTTTATCTCCTCCATCTCTTTACATTGAAAACATTTACCACACACTTCTCCATCATGACTTCTACACCACCAAACCTTTTCTTGTAATTCTTTTGGTAGTTCATTCCAACACATTTCTTTTGTAAATGTTTTTCTAAATGGGTTATTAAATTTTATTTTATGTTTAGTATATACATCATTTTGATTTGCTGCCTGTACTACTTTGGTCATCATTCTTAAGTTTGGCCATGGTGGACCTTCATTTATCGTAGTAGATACAATTATCTCATCATACTCTTTTGCATATGCAATCCTCATACCATCAATAACACAAATAAAAACATCACCGAGTATGTGTGCATACTGAGTAGATGTAGTCAATTCAAATGGTCTTACTTTTTGTAAAATAGGATTCATACTATTAACTGCATCTAATTGTCTTGTCATCATCTTACCTCGATTTAATAACTTAACATGGTGTACATGAATTTGATAATCTGTATTTTTTAAATGCCAATATAAACATGCAGTAGAATCTAAACCACCACTCCATAAAAATAATACTTTATTCATTATACAAAGTGGTCACCAACAAATAATTCTTGAATCACATATCGTTTTCCCTTTGTTACTGGAACAACATTATGACATAAGAATGCAGGAAACAATGTTAATGAACCTTTTAACTTGTTCATTGTATACCACTCTTTTGTATTTTTATCTTGAATACCAAATTGAACATCTCCACCCTCATATTCACTTGGGTCTGTTAATTGAATAATTCCTACAAGTTTTCTTATCGAACAATGTCCAGCATTAAAATCTGTATGCCAACCATAGAAACCACCCTTTGTGTATTCTATTAATTTTAATTCGTTATCACAACCTTTGATATCAAAATGAAATACTTTATCATTTACGATATTGGCCATTTGAAACATTTTATCTTGTAACCATTTCCAATCTTTATTTGTTTCATCTGGTCTGAACTCATTATCAGGTTGATTACATAAATACCACTCATTAGTTTTTCTAATTTCTGGTATGACTGCGTTCTCACCTTTTTCATCCCCAACACAACCAATTACATTTTGTTCTGATTCTGCAATATCTTTTATCAGTTCATCACATTTTTCTGGTGATAAAAAGTTTGGTATTTGTATTGTAAATTTTAAATCGTTATTTTGTTTATACAAAAGTATCTCCTTCCATCCAAGTAACTATAGAATATCTAAACCCCTTTGTGATTGGTGTAACTCTATGTGATAAAAATGATGGAAATATTACTAAAGTACCTTGTGATTTCTTAGCTCTAAGTAAACCACCTTTGCACTCTTCTGTACAATGTTCTTTATCAACACATTGACAATCTGTTGAGTTTGTAATTCCAAACTCTAATACTCCACCATCATACTCATTTTCATCTGACAACTGAATTATTGCAGTTAACTTTCTTAATGAAGTTTCTTTTGCTCCAATATCTGTATGCCAAGTGTAATTACTACCATCTCCATATTTTAAGAATCTAAGTTTATTTATACTATCGATATCATAATTAAAATAGTGTTTGTTTGCAACTCTTATTGCAACATCTAATCTTTTAGATAAATTTTCATCTTGAAAAAGTGTATTGAGAGTTCTTCTGACATTTGTATTAACTAAATTCTCTGTATAATCACCAGCTAAACTTGCATCTACCAACTCATCTGTATCAAGAGTATCTCGTAATTTATTACACTCTTCTATTGTTAAGAAATTTTCTCGATATACAACAAACTGAAACCTATCATTTTTTTTCATCTACCCTCTTAATCTTTTCCAGGTATATTATGTACCAAAATATCAGAAGTAAAATAAGTATCTACATCCTCTACATCTAATGAATAAAATGTTTTTACAGTTCCAGTATAATTTTCATCTTTTGAAGTAATTGATATTTCATTACCATCCTTATCAAACAACTTATCTCCAACTTCTAAATCAAATGGTTGAATGAAACGATAGCTATTACTACCAGAATCCTTTGCAAATACAGAAGCTAATTGATGAAAGTGATAACTGTTACCATTACTACCACTTATAGTATAATAATGATATGAATTAAAAGATTCAATATCAACAACAACTGAACCACTAAAGAAACTACCTTCTAAATCCTCTGTAGAGTATGTTAAAAAATTTAAATCTGAATTTGGCATTCCAATTGGTTGATAAGATTTTACTACATCACCAACTTCTATATCTTGAATTTGTTTTTGACTACCATCATACATACGAATTTGACTACCACTTACTGAACTATATCCTCGATATGGATTTATTGGCCAAACTGCCCAACCATCACTTCTATTTTCTGGTTCTATCAATTGTATTTTATATGGATTATAAAATGAACCAAGTACTATAGTTTCTTCTGGTGTTAATAAAGTTGCACATCTACCCATACCAAGATATTTCTTACTACCTACTTCACTACCAGAACCTACTATAAAGTTTTCAGATACCATTGTTTTACCAGTTGCTTCAGCACCCTCTGAACCAGTAACATTTAACCAATCCCATACCATTGAACCTGATGGTTCTAAATCTGAACGATATGAATTTATAAAAACTTTTCCACCTATATTGACTTGAAATGATGCATCTCCCTCTGTAGTCTTTGAAACATAATCTGGCCAATCACCAATTCCCTCACCTTGAGTTTTTGATGATGAAACATATACAGGAATTAAACTTGAACTTACTGGTGAAGTATTTAAAAGTCTTCTAAATTCTCTTTTATCATATGAACTACTTGCTATTGAGTTTAGATTATCACTTGCATTACCTGGTGAATCAAAAAATAAATGAAATGTGTTAGCATGTTCATCTTTACCCGTCATATCTTCA